TGACCGTCGTGGTACGGAGTTTCATAGGATTTTTCGTGAGGATGATACTTGGAATAAGATTAAGATTTCTGCGTTTGATACGCCGAATTTTACTGGTGAGTTTGTTCCTGATGATTTGAAGCCTTTGTTGATTCAGCCTTCTTGGGTTGAGAGGCAGTCGGTTGCTTGGGGTGTGGATTCGGCTCGTTATAAGTCTAAGATTTTGGCTGAGTTTCCTGATGAGGATGATACTACGTTCTTTAGTCAGCAGGCGATTGATTCTGCTGTGGATTGTGATATTGTTGAGGATTTGGCTGTGCCTGTTGTTTTGGGTGTGGATGTGGCTCGTTTTGGTGGGGATGATTCGGTTGTTTATTCGAATCGTGGTGGTCGTTTGAGGCATGTTGCTACTTGGTCGAAGGCTAATGCTGTGGAGTCTGCGAATAGGATTCATGAGTTGGCTGTTGGGTTGTCTGCGTCTGAGGTTCGTGTGGATGGTACTGGTTTGGGTGCGCCGATTGTGGATATGTTGGCGGCGATGTGTGAGGGTAAGTATGTGGTGATTTCTGTTGTGGGTGCTGCTGCTTCTCCTGATAATACTCGTTGGTTGAATGCTCGTGCTGCTGGTTATGATTCTTTTAGGGAGGCGATGGTGTTGGGTAAGTTGGATTTGGATTTGTATGATAAGGATTTGTTGGATGAGATGATGGCGATTAAGTATAAGTTTTCGGCTAAGGGTTCTATTCAGATTGAGTCTAAGGATGATATGCGTGCTAGGGGTATGAAGTCTCCTGACCGTTTGGATGCGGCGATGTATGCGGTTTTGGATATGTCGCGTTTGTTGGGTTCGCGTTTTGGTGATGCGAAGCCTGGTGATAAGTTGTGGGTTGATGTGGATGATGTGGATGGGGCGTTTCCTTTTTATGGTTCGTGGTCGTGGTAGAATGGTTTTAACATCTTTTTGGGAGTTTTTGTGAATAATTTTGATGATTTTGAGCAGCGGGACCGTTTGGTTGAGTCTTATGCTGATATGTCTCGTTCTTTGTTGAGTATTGAGGATGAGGGTTGGTCTTTGTTGGGTATGGCTGGCACGTTGCCTGATGCGTTTACTTTGGAGGAGTTGCATTCGGTTTCGGCTAAGTTGTCGGAGAAGACTGATGGTAATCCTTTGTTGAAGCGTGGTTTGGGTTTGCGCACGTCGTATGTGTTTGGGCGTGGTGTGCAGGTTCAGAATGTTTCTTCGCGTCGGGTTCAGTCTTTGATTGATGATTCTTATAATCAGGCTGCTTTGTTTTCGAATGAGGCGATGGTTATTAATGAGCGTGCTAATTTTACTTCTGGTCAGTTTTTTATTTTGGGCGATAATTCGTCGAAGCGTTTGCAGCGTATTCCTTTTAAGGAGATCACTGGTTGGGTGACTGATCCTGATGATTCTGAGTCTTTGAGGTTTATTCGCAGGTCTTGGTCTCGTGTTGAGTTGGATGGCACGTCGAAGGCGATGCATGTTTGGTATCCTGTGGACATGTATGAGAATCCGATGTTGGTTCGTTCGATTCAGAATCAGCCTGTCGATTTTTCTAAGACTATGTTTCCGTTTATTGTTAATAAGCGTGTTGGTACGGTTTGGGGTGTTCCTGATTGTTTGTCGGCTTTTCCTTGGGCGAATGCTTATAATGAGTATTTGAAGGATGGGTCGCGTATTTTGAAGGCTTTGTCGATGTTTGCTTGGCAGTTGAAGGCGAAGACTAAGGGTGGTGCTCAGGCTGCTGCTGCGACTATTGCTACTCCTTCTCAGGCTGGTTCGATGGCTATTATGGGTGCGGATATGGAGTTGTCGGCTTTGCCGCGTACTTCGAATAGTGTTGATTTGGGTAATGGTAAGCCTTTGGCTGCGATGGTGGCTTCTGCTTTGGAGTTGTCGGTTGTGGCTTTGTTGTCGGATCCTGGTACTTCTGGTGCTTATGGTGTTGCACAGACTTTGGATGTGCCTACTACTAAGGCGATGCAGGCTCGTCAAAAGTTGTGGGAATTGTATTTGATGCGTGTGTTGAAGTTTTTTGGTGAGCGTAAGGCGACTATTAAGTGGCCGAAGATGGAGAATGAGTCTTCGTTCCGTCAGTTGCAGTCTTTGGCTTTGGCTAAGGAGTCGAATGCGATTTGGGCTGATGAGTATCGTGAGGCTGTTTTGGATGAGCTGGATGTTATGTCTATGCACACTGAGCCGCCTATGATGGATGGTATGGATTCTGGTTCGAGTGTTGTTCCTTCGCAGGGCAATTCGGGTGCTGTTGGTTCTATGCAGGATAATTCGAATGATTTGCGTGATATGAACGATGATCCACAGGTGTAAGATTTTGTAAATGTGGTATCATAACATATAGGATATTTGGATGGAGTTTGAATGACTGTTGCGCTTAATGAGAGTGTCGATTTTAGTGCGCCTTTGTCTACTGGTAATAAGTGGCGTGTAAAGGTTATCGAATCGGGCTGGGGTTCTTCTGGCTATTATGGTTCTCAAATGTTGGAATCTTTTGGTCCTAAAGTTTTTAAAGCTGGTACTAAAGTTTTCATGAATCACCCTTCGCGTTCTGAGTCTTCGGATCGCCCTGAGCGTGATGTGCATCAGCTTGCTGGTAAGCTTGTTTCTGATGCAATTTTCATGGAAAATGCTTTGTATGCAGATGTTGAGTTTTATTCACATTATGCGCCTATCATTCGTGAGATGGCTGCTGATGTGGGTTTGTCAATTAGCGCTCTTGGTAACACTCGTATGGGTGAGGCCGAGGGTCGCGAGGGTCACATTGTTGAGTCGTTGGTTGAAGATCCTTTGACTAGCCTTGATGTTGTGACTGTAGCTGGTGCTGGTGGAAAGTTTATTTCGCTGTACGAAAGTTACGTTGGTAAAGGTTTTGTGGCCGACTTGGTTACAGAATCCGTCATGGAAGGAAATAGTATGTCTATTACTAAGGAAGAGCTTGAGGCTGCTGTTGCTGACCTTAAGGCTACCCTTGTTGAGGCTATCAGTCCGCTTGTAGAGTCGGTTTCGGTTCTTGTTGAAGCGGCTACTCCTGTTGAGGGTGAAGAAATCGAAACTGATGGTGAAGAGGCTCCTGCCCTTGACCCTGTTGAGGTTGCTGAGAAGTTCAACGAGTCGGGTCTACCTAAGATTGCGCTTCAGCGTGTCGCGGAGACTCTAAAATCAGAGACTAACACTAAGAGTGTTGAGGAGCTTATCGAGGCAGAGAAGGCTTATGCCGATTCTTTGCGCGAATCAATTGCCACCCCAGCAGCTGAAGTTGTTGGTGTTGTTCACGAGGCTGGTAAGTCAGCTTCTAACCCAGCTAACGATTACGACGAAATTATCGCTCGTATCAGCGGCATTAGAAAATAGGAAAGGTAAATCATGGCTCTTAATGAGATTTACAAAGATGGCAACGAGCTTGTCCTTCCTGTAGCCAGCACTGTTAACTCAGGCGACTTGGTTCAGGTTGGTCAGATCATCGGTGTCGCACAGAATGACGCAGTTCTTGGCGAGGATGGCAACTACTACGCTACCCTCAAGATGAATGGCGTTTTCAAGCTCACCACTTCGGTGGCTGTTACTGTTGGTGCTGCGATGTATGTTACATCGGGCGGTACTATCAACGTTACTGCTTCGAGCAACAAGTTTATTGGTCACGCTGTAACAGCTAAGTCTGGTACTTCGGCTGGCGACATTTATGTTCGTCTAGTTCCAGCGGCTGCGTAAGGATAGGTTAAAATGACTGAAAACATTACATCACGTCAAGTAGAGGCTGCAAAGCTTCTCGAAGGTGCGCTTCGCGGCGACCGTCAGGACAAGCTAAAGCTTCAGGAAGGTATCTCTACGAGCGACCTACCAGTTCAGCTTGCTCCTACCATTAACAAAATCATGCTTGCTAACTATGCTGAACAGCCTAAGATCTGGTCGACATTTGCACAGCGTCTAGTTGTTGACGACTTCCGTCCTGTCAACTACATGAACCTTGCTTATGAAGACGAGGGCAAGAACAACCAGGGAGACACCTTCCGCGAAGGTTCACTTCCTACCGTTGGCGAGTACGACGAGTACCCGACTGCTGGTTGGTTCTCGGTAACTGAGCACGAGTTCAAGGTCAAGAAGGCTGGTTCGCGTGTACGCTTCAGCTGGGAGTCGATCGTGAACGATGGCAACATTTCACTTCTTGAGCGTCTACCTATCGAGCTTGCTCGTAAGGCTGCAGGCAAGGAAGATGAAGAAGTTACCAAGCAGCTTGTTACCGCTTCAGGTCTAAACTCGACTAACTTCGCTTCTGGCAACCAGAACGTGCTTGCGAGCAACCCTGTTCTTTCGCTAGAATCACTTGAGGCAGCTATTCAGGCTATCAACGTAGCAACTTACAATGGCAATCAGGTTTCACCTTTCAGCCGTTTCGTTCTTGTTGTGCCGCAGGCTCTAGAGTTGACCGCTAAGAAGATCCTTGCTATTCAGCAGGTTCGCACAGAGGTTACTTCTGGTTCGACTGTTACTTCGACTGTTTCGGGCAACCCTATCGGTTCGCAGATTCAGATTGTTGTTAACCCTT